ATCCGAGAAGGATTCATCTTGCGTGTCGTGACCTCGCACTAGATAGCAATCTCGGCGTGAGTACAAAAATTACACACAGTAACGTTGAGATTCAAAGAACAGTACTATCTGTCACAATAAACGAAAACGAAGATGCTCAAGACAGGGATTAGTAATAGCGAGTACCATAGCGGACCTGAATTATCCTCTTCTATTGCCCGAAAGATAATTAGTTCCAGTCCCGCACACGTAAAGTATGGTTTGGACAACCCGCAACCGAAAACACCCGCCCTTGCGATGGGCGGGTGTCTTCATGGCTTGGTCCTAGAACCGAGCAAGGTGGAGTCTGAGTTCGGAGAAAAGCCCGATCAAATTGACGGTAACGGACCACGGACAAATGCATACAAGGAAGCGTTTGCGCAGATGGAAGCGCAATATCCTGACAAGCAATGGTTGTCTGCATCCGATTACGATACGTGTTGCGAGATGGCGGAGTCCTGCTTGGACCATCCAGTTGTCTCCGCATACCTAGCGGAGGTGGATGCAATCATTGAAGGGAGCGGATACTTCACAATGGAAGGCGCGGACTGTAAAATCCGCCCCGATTACTTCCTGCCCGATGCGGACGTCGTAATCGATCTGAAGAGTACGCAAGATGGAAGCAAGAAAGGTTTTGCATCCTCGGTCAGAACGTATGGATATGCACAACAAGCATGTTTCTATATGGAGGGATTGAGAATGCTCGGATATTCCCCGAAACAATTCATCTTCGTTGCCGTGGAAAAGAAACCACCCTACGTGGTTTCCGTCTACACCCTGAGAGGCTCGGACATAGACCGTCATAGAGAGGACATGCGTAGGGCATGTCAGCTATGGGCACAATGCAAATCGAGCGGCATATGGCCGGGCTATTCGGACTCCGTGGAGACCCTTGACTTGAGCAATAAATTCAATAGCTCATCGGTCACCAGGACGGCAAGTATGTTCGGAGTTTCACGACCTTACGTTTACAAAATCATCGAAGCCTTCCAACTGGAAACCCGCAAGATTGGCAATGAGGTTCGCGTGGACATGCATGAATTCGCCAACGCCATGCGATGGTTTAATGAAGGAAAGGGCGACGAGCAATGAACTTGGAAGACGCACTCAATAAACTTAGGCGGGTTAGTAGGCATTGTACCGATCAAATCAAGGTGTATGCGGAAGCGAGAAAACAAATTCAAAACACAATTAGACAAATTAAACGTCCCGCTCCAAAACAATTTGTAGAACCTACCGGAGACATCTCGATTGAAACTATCGCAGAACTTATACAAAAGCATAAAAGAAAAATATCCCAGCCCTCCATGACTAAAGCGGTAAAAAGGGCAACCATAGGCATTAAGCCCTTGGGGATTGAAGGATTGGATTACCATAAAGTCATTGCAACTCAAACGCATGTGAATGACAAAACCGCGAACTACGTAGGTGAACAAATTTTTACATTCGTAAAATGTAGAACTAAGTTTCACGCAAACGACGTAAGGCACTTGTGGCAATGAACTTGGAAATCGATAGGCTGAGAAAGGGCGTGAAAAATATTCAACAATATGATCTTTTTGGTGAACCGATAAAAACCAAGTATGAATTGGATGTAGTACCAGTTTCAGTTATAGACTTGGAACCTCAAAAAGTCAGAAAGATCGGTGGGCATAATGCAAGGAGTAGTCGGCAGGAATATAGTCCATTTCCTCGTGAGGTTGCATCTCTTTGCTTTGAGTTTTTTATGCGAGGGGCTTCTATTATATTTGACCCATTTGCCGGATGGGGGGAAAGAGGTGCAACTGCAATGGCATATGGGAAAAAATATATAGGATATGACATATCTCCTGATGCCATTGAAAAGGCACAAGAAAAAGGGGTCAAAAATATTAAAGCCGATAGTTTGGTCGCAGATATACCACACCATGACGGCCTTGTAACTTGTCCGCCATATTGGAATCTAGAAAAATATAGTGGCAAAGGTATTGACAAGGAAAAAACATGGCAAAGTTTCAAAGAAAAATACAGTAAAGTGCTTTCAAGATGTTGGGATAAAGCAAATTGCAATTCAATTTACTGTATTATGGTTGGGGAGTGGCGTAGTAAACACAAGTATTACGACCTTGAAGGGGTGACTCGACGAATTATGGATGATCTTGGGGCTGAAATAGTTGATCAAATAACAGTAAGCCGGAAGGCCACTTCAAAAATTAAAATAATGTTACCTCAAGCAAAGAGATTAGGCTACACAGTCAGAGTACACGAATCTCTTTTAGTTTTTCGGAAATTAGATTAGCAAGCATAAAAAAAGTCACAATGATTGAACGCAAGGCGGGATACTCAACAATTGAAGGTGTAATCAGGCAAACGAAGGATAAGCCAAATGGGAAAAATAAACAGTCGAGCAAAGGGAGCTAGATACGAGCGGGAACTGGCCCGCTATTTGGATGAGAACGGATTCCCCGCAAGGCGAGGTCAGCAATTTGCGGGTGGGTCCGACTCACCAGATGTGGTGAGCGAAGAGTTTCCGTTTCATATCGAAGCGAAATTTGTCGAAGCTCTGAACCTTTATAAGGCAATGACCCAAAGTTTAAGAGACGCAGGAGACAAACCCCCATGCGTTATTCATAGAAAGAAGAACTCGGAGAGTATGTTCACTTGTCGCCTAAGCGACTTGGTGGCTCTCCTTAACCAACAATCGTGGGACAAATAATAAACATGCAAACTTACAGAATAAAACATTTGCCCATACCCAATAATGAGGGAGATTATCATATTCTTGGGTACTTTTTGGGGATTACGATAGAAGGTGATGATCCGTGTGTGTCTGAGATTTATGCTCACTTTGATCGAAATGGAGAACTATTTATGTACAACCTCACAAAAACTCACTTCGAAAATGGAGAAGATGTAATTAATAAACTATGTGGTTGGTTGAAGGTACAACTTTTGGATCAATACAATAATGGTTGCCAATCGATTAAGCTGATTATCGAAAAGAAAAACGGCAAAATAATCTTTAATATGCCATGAGGGAAATCATAGAATATCTAATATTTACAGTCATTTTCATCGCCAGTTCAGCGACCTTCATTTGGCTTATCATTTCCATACTTACAAACATTTACAATGACTGACGAAAGATTTGAAAAGGTAGATTTACGACTCAAGGTTCCAAGGTGGATTTTTGATGCTTTGAAGGAATATTGCAACAAATTCGGATCAACTCCGAGTGCCACAATAGCGCCGCTAATCATGGCGTTTTTAGGTCATTCCTCACGCGCGCGTCATATTTCTTCCAGAAATATGAATATATATAGTATACCAAACAAAAACAAAAAAATTGGAAAATCTGAGAATGAAACACACTCCACGATACCGGAAAACTTTTCACCACCGGAAGCCATAAGCGAAGAGTTCGGAATCGATCATAAGCAAGCCATTGAGATATTCATGGACTGGGCGAAGTCTCAAGGTCACGAGAAGGCGGATTGGGACGCTACCTTTCGAAACGCTTGCAGAACTTGGATAAAGGAGCGCTTACCCCAAAAGGAGGTTGACGAATGGGAAGGCATTAAACGTTTGTGATTGATTTCTCATTAGCGGAGATTGCAGTTCTCTCTGCTTCCATGCGCGACGAATCGGGCCGATCCTCGGCCATCGCACTTGAACATCTCACCGAAGACGACTTCACCTCGCCCATCCGCCAACAGATATTCCGAGCCATCGCGAAACACTCCCCCGACGTCAATGAGGTGGACGTGATGATCGAATTGCCTGACCTCGCAAACGAGGTTACGGAGATATCCGCGCAATACGGAGGCGGACAAATCGACAGATACGTCGACCAAGTGATCGAGCAGAGAAACGCCAAGTCGGTGGAGAAAGCAATCCTCTACGCCCAGGACGACGTTCGCGATCCCAACAAAACCGCAGAAGAAGTTGCATCCGCCTTCACCACCCGCGTGGCCAAAGCTTTCTCAAAAAGAAAAGGACAAACTCATGTGCGTGACGCAGTCGCAGAAGCGCAAGCCGAATACTTGGCAATCGATGCGGGCGGAGTATCCGCAATATCCACGGGTTTCGAGGGGTTGGACACCTTTCTTAACGGTGGGTTTCGCGAAGGATGTTTGTACGTCATTGCGGCAAGACCGGGAATCGGAAAGTCCGCCCTTGCGATTCACTTCACACATGAAGCCGCGAAGTATGGCAAGCGAACTTCATATGCCAGTCTTGAGATGACGGCAAGCGAATGCTCAGGACGTTTGCTCACAAACGTGAGCGGAGTCCCGCGCCCCACCATGAAAGACTCGATGGACCATATTGCGAAGAAGAGACTCGCGGAAACCACCCAACGCATCAAACAATGGCCGATTACGTTTAAGGACGATCATGAGGCATCTCTAAACAGTTTCTCCGCATTTCTCGCTCAACAACGAATGGAGGGTGAGCTTGGATTGGTAGTCGTGGATTACTTGCAATTGCTATCCGCCAAAGGCTATGAGTCGAGAACTCAAGAAGTTTCCGAGATTTCTCGTACTCTAAAAACTCTAAGCCTCGAATACCAAACATCGATCCTCGCCCTTTCTCAACTCAACCGAGCGCTTGAGGTGCAAAAGCGAAAGCCCGCATTGTCCGATCTCCGAGAGTCCGGAAGCATTGAGCAAGACGCGGATGCGGTTTTGCTCCTTTCTCCGCACAAAGACGATGAGGATTTGATAAATTGCGAGGTTGCGAAGAACCGAAACGGCGAGCAGGGAATGACGACTTTGGAGTTCGACAAAAGACTTGGCCGATTTTCGGCCCACGTTGAGGGGCGACTCAACAATGACAAGCCATATGGGTGAAGGGTGAAAGCCTAGAATGCCGTTTAAGATGCCCTACAAGCCCTCAGAAAGCGTTTTTGTAGCTCGCGAGGGTAAAGACTCATGTTTGCAGTCAAAACGCCATATAAGGGCTATATGACCTTTTCTCCTTTCTCATTTCTCTTCTGCCACCATTCGACCGCTTTGGGCGCGAGCCGGATTGCCAGGAAGACAATCAGGCCCACGAACATGCGGGCAATCGTATCGGATTCGTTTGGCTTAGTCATCAGACTTCTTCCTCTTCTTTCTCTTTGCTTTGATTGCATCTGCAAAGAATTGATCATCTTGAAGATCATCCAATTCTGCTAATCTCAAGTTAACTTGTATCATTGTCCCGTTTAGATTAGCCCGATTTATTTCAGATGATATGCAGTGATTATTCAGTAAACCTACATATACATAAAGCCTCGGTGAGATTATATTAATCAAATCACATATTTCTTTGTTGGTTAGACCGTTAGCAATATCTATTAATTTCTCGCTCATCCCTCACCCCCTTCCAAATCCTCAAGCAATTCATTTACCTCAACGCGAACATGCAAAGCCCAACTAAGCGGACCGTCCATATCATCGTCCTTTTTCCAATCCTCAATCTGTTGATCAATCATGGAATATTCCCGCAATTCATTGATCACGCGAATAACTCTTTTTTTCATTTCATCAGTCATTGGTTTCTCTCTTTCTCCTATGATTCTCATGCCTCACTCCCTTCCACCTTGGCAAGTAAGCTATCGAAACTCCAACCGCATATGATTATGAAGGCTTCATTCATATGCTCGCGTTTTTCTTCACTTAAATTTTTCCACCGCATGGCAAGAAGATTTAAATCCTTTATTGCGTTACTATCATCAGGATCGTTGCAAGCGTCATTCAAGACAGTCCATAACTCGTCATTCCACCAGTTTTGATTAATGTCATCTATGAATGTGGCGCGTTTCTCTTTTGTCGCTTCCACGTTATGCGTCTTTCTTATCGAGTTGTTTGATTTTCTCCCTTACCATCGAATCAAGCGCTTCCATGGATTTCTCTGGTCCTGCGCACTTAAACCAAAAGTCTAAGCACGTATCCATAAACAAAACGCCAAGGGCGGCTTCCAGTTCCGCATTTCTCTCCACCCAATCAACAAGTTCAAGGGCGGCCTTATTGTATTTCTCCTCGCTCATCCCTCACCCCCTTCTACCTTGGCGAGAAGCTCGCGGGCATCCATTGCCAATGACAACGAATCGTATCCGTTGCCTTGACTTACTCTTACAAGCAATTCATGCATTTCCGGCGCAAAAGCGATCAATCGCGCGTTGGCGTTTGCTTCTTTCTCTTTACTTTCTAGCTCCGCCAAGCGGACCCTTACTTCTTTCTCATGCTTGTCCAAGCTTTCGGTGCAATCACCGTGCGCATGAGCGTTCGAACGCATTGCGGGAATGTCATCATAGAGTTCCGCTTGCGCATCTAGGATATCATTCTCATGCGTACGGATGTCCGCGACAATATCACTTCCATCATCTCCGCCACCAACCATAAGCGAATCCTCAACTCCATCAATGCATGATATCACCCACGGTCCTGGCGTGTGGGCGTGTTTCTCTTTTGTATCGTTCATAATATGATTCCCTCTTTGGTTTGCACGTCTTGTATAAGCTTTAACGCATCTTTTGGACGCGCCGCCATCGCTACAAAATCAAGCTTCGCAATCTTGCAAGCTTTCCGTAGTTTCCGAGCTTCAAGCTTTGTAAGCTTAAAATAATCATTTCCTAACTTTATCATTAGTATTTCCTTTCTTTTAGTTTTCGCCGGATTCGCTCAATCAGTGCGCGATCTTCTAGGTTCGGTTTGAGTATTTCATCAAGCATTCGATTCATGTTCGCCACTCTGGCATCAATCTTTTTTTGCCATTCTTCAACCTTTGCGAGTTGTTCAGGAGTCTTGGCAAGTGCATAGCCTTCTCTCAATTTTGAATATATATTCACGTTAGTTCCTTTCTTTCTTTGTCCGCTTGATTGCGGAAAATTGTATTCAAATGAAAACTCGAATGCATGTCAAGCAATATTGTAAACGGTATAAATCATAAGCCTAATTCCATTTGCCTCGCGCGTTCCGCGTTTCTCTTATCGCGGTTCGCTCCGCGAACGCCCGCCTTGCGTCCACCGCGTCCCCCACGCTTCCCGCGTTTCCGCTCACCCTCTTCAAACGCATCCAGTAATGCTTGCGCCTTTGCGGTCCGGCTTGCGTGGCCACGCTCCATCAGATCGTGGATACGATCAAGCGCAATTGGGAATAAGTCTTTTGCGTGAATCATATTATGTAATAAGTTGAATATCCTTGACTTTCGTACTTAACAAAGCACTTAGAAATGGCTTGCTGTCGATTTCCGTCAATACCGT